TTTCAATTTTTTTTTTTTTTTTTTTTTTTTTTTTTACATACAAAATTAATCATCCCAAAAAGGATTATCCCAATCTATAACATTCAAATCATTTTTACCAAATTTAGACCCATAATATTGAGAATACGGAATCAACTTACGTTTCTGCTTTCTTACATGCTTATCATGCTGAGTACGCAACTCCTCAATAGTAGGTATCTTCGTACCATAATATTCCAAATGAGTTCGAGCATTAAAATAGAACCCAGAACCTTTAAACAAGAATTCCATAGCGTTTAAATCAAGATCACCATCCCAACCAAAACGTCGCTTAGCAACTGCATATAAAATTTGACAATATGAAAAAACCTCTCTATTTCCAAAGCTAAGATACATAATACTTAAAATTTTAGCAAAAAAAGAATTGATATAAGAATTAGCTCGATCTGAATTCCAAATTCTAAACATAATATCAGAATGAGGTCTATAAGGATATACTCCAATATATTTTTCAACACCATCTACAACCTCATAATTTCTAGCCATCATATTCTTTAAAAAAGTCAATCCTTTAACTACTAGCTTTGTTAGCCAATACCCTTTAGAAGTTCTAGTACTGACTACCCGAGAATACAAAGGTCCAGTTTTCTCATATTTAAATGTTAATCCACATTTTTGAGCAAATATTCCAAAATCATGTAAGCATATATGAAATTTTATTCTCAACCAAACAGGCCATCCCATACCCAAATCATCTCCTGAATAAGCTCTAGCAAACATTCTCTTTCTTACACACAACCGAAGTATATCAATATACTTATCATTCTTATACTGATGCAATTTCGAAGCAATATACATAAAGTAAATAATATTTTGACAAACAGTATTAACGTGCGTAGTTTCATACTTTCCTGAGAACATCATCCCAAACACCAACATCAGAACACTAAGCGGTACTAAGTACAAATACTTAAATACTAATCTAAATGCTGCATCTCCAAGAACAACTCTAGTAAGCAAATTTTTATCAAACCTATAAAACATACATAGAAAGACTGCAGCAATAAGTAACAGCTTAGCGACCAAAGACTGATCAAAATTTCTAACATCGGCCTCACCATACTCCCTCATTCTCAGGAAAGGATATTTAGCATATATCTCTTCCCACTCTTCACTATAATCCCCTTCTGTTCCACAACTTAAATTCTGCCATATTTCAACAAATCCACCTTGAGCTAATTTCGTACCTATTTCAAATCCAGTTCTACTTAAAGCATTAAATATAGGCAACCAAATGGTATGAGACAACATAACTTGATGCATACCTTCTATAAAAAAGAAACGAACTTTAGTATGCAAATCACATAAATCCTGATATGTAGGTTCGGAAGCACCATTCAAAATCTCATATTTCATAGCCGAAACCGATATAGAGGCACCAAAAACTCTATCCAAACACATACCAGGATAACAAGAGTCTACAACCAATTCAAGCTGTTGTCTAAGCATCGAAGCTACAGCAACTGCTACCCCTTTTTTAGTCTTAGGCATACCATTTACAACCTTCCATCCTTTATTATCATCATAAACCATCTTCTGGACCGGATCCATAGGTACAAAACCTGTTGAAGTATTATAAGTACTAGTGACTTGAGCCATAATCTTCTCATCTGGAATCTCATAAACCAATCTATCCTTCTCAACTGGCAATTCACAATCCATAGCTAACATAAGCAAAGCTGAAAATATTAAAGTATCATCAATATCAGGGGTAAAATCTCCCTGATTAGAAGCCATTTTAGTCAGATTTTTAGCAATACCACCAGGATGTACTCCAGTTATAGCAGCAATCGGCATATGCCAATGTGTCCCAAATCCTCTCAACATACCAAGATTAGCTCGAGGTTCCATTCTCTTTACCCTTTCAT